TAATATCCATTCTGTTTAATCTTATAGAAAGAACAACAAAATGACCTTGATAACTCACGCAGAACATGAACTGAAAGCCATCGGCATGCTCGGCAGTGGCGATGAAATGAACGAAGCCATGAGCGCGGATATTCTCGAACTGCTGCGCACGTTCTCCGAACAGGGGCATAGCGGCTTTTCGGCCAGCTACGCCATCAACCTGTTTGAGAAGTTGGCCCGGTTTGAGCCGCTTGGCCCGCTGACTGGCGAGGATGCTGAATGGCATGACGTATCGGAGGCATCCGGCGAGCCGATGTGGCAGAACAAGCGTTGCAGCCATGTGTTCAAGGCCGGCGATGGACGCGCCTATGACATCGATGCCGTGGTGTACCGCGAGCCGAACGGAGCACAGTTCACCCGAGGCGGCGCACGGCACTACATCGAGTTCCCTTACACGCCGAAGCGCGAGATTGTGAAAGTGGATTTCAATGGCGTGCGCGTGTCGGATGAGCAATTCGCAGAACTGGAAAAACAGTACGCTGCGGAAAATCCGAACGACGCATAACCGGGATATGTGAAATTGAGAGAGCTACCAATGAGCATGAAACGGGATGATGTAGCGGAACTGATCGCAGCCGCGCAATTCTTGCTTCAGCGCCGCGATACCGAGGCGAATTACTACGGGCGTGTTCTGGCGGAAATCGCCAAACGGCAATTGGACGCCGATGCTGCCGCAGAGCAGCGCATTGCCGAGCTGGAAAAGGATTCACGCAACCATCGCTGCATCATCGAGCGGCTTGTGACGGCACTCCATGTCGCCACCATCCGCGCGCAGCCGGAAAAAACGCATGCGGAAGTGCAAGACGAGATTAAGCGCCTTGTCGGCCCATTTGAGTTCGGCACCGTGTATGACGAAATCGATGCTGACGAGCAAAAGCCAAACGCCGCATAACCGGCGTTTCCGGCCGTCTTTCGTCAAATAGCGATTATGAACCAGCGTAAAAAGGATAACGGAAAAATGGGGCAAATGGTGATCTACGCGGCGACGCTGATCGGCGTGTTCCTTGTCGGGGCGGCATCGACCGAAACTCAGGCGATCAAGGATTGTGCGACGAAAGGCTACATGACGTTTTACACGGGGCAGCAGGTGCAGTGCAGCGTGCCAAAGTCTGCGAAGCAAGAATGACGCATAAAACCGGGTTATGTCGCAAATAACAAGGAGCAATGAAAATGTGGGACTTGACTGATTGCAGTGAACCACGCGAGCCGTTTATCCAGTGGAATCATGTAGACGGACCGTTGCTGTGTTGCAGTGATAGTTCGCTGCACTGGATCACCTGGCGCGAACGGCTGATGCTCTGGCTCGGCTTGACGACAGTGGCGCGGATCGACGCCAAGCGCCGGCACTTTTGGCGTGACGCATAACGAGCAGTTTCGTCAAATCGATGTTTCTATGGAAATTATTGGGCAGAATAATTTCCATAGCGCTGCTTCAGGTAGTGCAGTGGTACAAACATCTCATCGAATTCGCCGTCGCACACGTTATGCAGCATCACCAGGCCGTGCCAATGCGCGTTCGCTTGGCTCAGATAGTCTTCCTCGTGGTCATAGCAGGAACCAGCAATGATAGCTGTGATGCGCTTGCCATCAGCCCGGTAAGCACTTGCCATGTTCCTGCCTTGCTGATGGCCAGCGATGCAGGACATAAACTTCTTTGTCAGCATCGCTTGCGCTGACGAGGCAGGGCGCCCCATGCCGCCAGTCTGGAAGTAATGGGAAAACGCCACACCTTCCACAGTTACGATTTCCAGAAACGGGAACACCTCCCACCCTGCTTCCGCATACTGCAGATCCTCAATACCTATCGTCCCATCGAGCAGCGGCTCATCCTCAATCGCCCGCAGGATACGTTGCTCATGATTGCCGAGCGTCAGGATCATCCGCGGATGATATGCCCCCTTTTTGTCGCGCTTGCGGATCGCGTTATATTCGCGCATTGGGCCGAGCAGCATATCCATGCCAGCACGAGCTGCGGCGATGTCGGCCTTGTAGCGCCTCCCCTCAAACGCTTTCTTGCCTTTGTCGTAGCTCGACAAGCTCGGCATGTCCGCGAAGTCGCCAATATGCACAATGACATCCGGCTTCTTGTCCACAATGTACCGCCCGATGCAGCGCAGGTAATCGAGGCTTACGCCAGGTTTTACTTGCGAATCTGGAATCACGAGAATTTTCAACGATCACCCCATTTCACCGCCCCACGGAACAGCGGCGGCGGCAGCAGTTTGTGCTTCGGATTGGTCGGGCAGAACGAGATCAAGCGACCGCGGCGGGTCATGTAGAGGAAGTGGGGAAAGAAGCCATACCGGCTGCGTCTGACAACGATGTAGCCGGCATCGCCCCGCCTGGCCCGGCGCAGGTAGAGCGCCAGGCAGAACAGCAGACAATTGGAGCGCATATCACTTGCTGGCTACCCCGTTCAGCTTTTCTACGGTCCTCATGCCCGACAAGCCGAGGAGGCCGAACAGGAGCGTCAGCAGCGTTCCCATGTCCAGCGGCGGAAGAACGAGCGTCTTGCCGTACAGGGCAGCGCCCCAGGTGATGAGCGGCGACAGAATGAACTGCATGGCGAGGCCAAAGCCGCAGATCCACATGATGAACGGGCGCGCACCTGACACGAATACCGAAGCACTCGAAGCTTCCGCCTTGTTCACCTCGAGTTGGCCGGTCATTTGCGCAAGCTCGCCGGACTGCTGCAGCTTGAACAGTTCCAGCTTCGCCTGCGCGGCCTGCGCCGGGTCAGGCCAAAGCCGGTCGATCACTTTGCCGCCGATGTCGAGCAGCGCAGTAACGGGATCGAGGCTCATTCTAATTTCCCCCCTGCTTTCGTGAATGCGGTTTGCAGATACGCGATGGAGTTCTCGTTTTGCCCATAGCCGGCGCCGGGAAGCGAGGCCCAGATGTTCCGGCACTTGGCGATGGCATCGGCAAAGCGCCCCGCTTCGATGTCAGACAGTGCGCCGCGCTCGCGGATCTGCTGCAGCGCGATGGCATCCTGGCTGGCCGGCGAGAAGTCCTTCAGCCCGAGCTGCTTCTTGTAGGCGTCGAAATAGCGCGCGAGAAGCTGATAGCGCCCCGCCGCGGTGGACTTGATGCCAAGCCGCGGCAGGTCGATCAGTTGGCGGGGATGGTCAACGTAGGAAGAGAACAGCCGGGGGAAATCCGGCGTGCTGCCTACCAGGACGTTGTAACCGTTGTCCGACTTACCAAGGAGCTTCTGACCGAGTTCGCTTGTCGCAATCACGTCCAGAAACGCCTTCTGTTGCGGGGTCATTTGCGCTCCTCAAACTGACGCGCCAATGCTTCCTGCATGGTTTTGGTCTGCATTTGATTTTTTGAGATGTGGTTGACTTCGCGCTTGATTTCCTCGATGGCGTCGAACAGGCGCGTAAACGTTTCCTGCAACTCGCTGCGCGGCACGTAGTTCTTCAGCAGTTCCACGTTCAGCGCGGTCACCTGCTGCTGCAGGCTGCGCACCATCGCCCACATGTTGTTGACCCACCAGGCGCCGCCGAAGCCGATAGCGCCAAAAAGAAGGTTGAAGACCTGTTGCGTTTCCATGCTGCCCCTTTGAATAGGCATAAAAAAACCCGCCGAAGCGGGTGCGTTGAGCGGCAGCAGGATCAAACGCGGATCGCAGCAGCAGCGGTGAACAGGTCATCGATCTGCGCATCCGTCAGTCCGAGTGCAGCAGACAGCGCAGCGACGGTCGGGCTATCGCGCTCGATGGAAGTCGCCTGCGCCCAGGCGATCTGCGTCACGATGTCGGCGGCAGAAACCGCAGCTTCTACGCGATCCAGCAGTCCGGCGTTGTGCAGGGCGATGCGGGCCTGTGCGGGCGAAATGCTGGACGGGACTGCAGACGCCACCGGCGCGGCAGGCGCAGAGAATGCGCCGCCAGCGTATGCCCACCATTCTGCGACTCCGGGCGGAGCGTCAACGATGGTTGCCGCGACTTCTGCGGGGAATCGCTCTGCAATCGCGTATTCTTTGCCCTCGCCATCGAACAGCGCCGGGATCAATTCGGTCACAATGCCGTTTTCTATGCGTGCGTATGTTTTCATGGTTAGGCGTATTCGTAGACGATGACCAATCCGGCATAGCCGGCGCTACCTGCAGAAGCGACGCCGCTTGGGCCGACATACTTGCCGTCCGCGCCAGCGCCGTAACCCTTGGGAAATCCTGCGCCGCTGACGCCACCGAAGCCGCCGCCGACATAGCCGACGCCAACTGACACCGCCTGGCCGGAATCCCCGCCCTGCGAGCTGGCTAGGTTGGCGCCAGATACGGTCGCACCGCCCGTCGCCTTTGCTGTATTGATGTTGGCTGAGCTTGCGGAGCCGAAGCTGCCGCCAGAACCGCCAGAGGCAGACAACAGGGCGCCGAAACTCGATGTTCCGCCCGCACCGCCATTACCTGCAGTCGATCCACCTACGCCGGCAGCGCCGACAGTCACTGCAGCGCCGGAGAAGCCGGAAGTGAACCGAGATTTACCGTATGCGCCGCCGCCACCGCCGCCAGAGAACGATTGCTGCCCCGATGAAGTCGCTGCGCTGCCGCCAGAACCGCCGCCGCCGCCGATTACATCGACAATCACTGAAGTTGTGCCAGAGGTCGGCGTATAGGTGCCGCTCGCAGTGAAAACTTGGATGCCGAGCAGCCGGCCGGCAGAAGCCGTCACGGCAGACTGCACGAATGCCGTTGTAGCCGCGTGTGTGCTGTTGTCGCCAGCGGTCATCGTCGGCGCAGTCAGCGAGGTCGGGAACGAGCCGGTGGGCGCGCTAACCTGCGAGGCAAACGTGCCGGTCGTCGCGTTGATGGTGTTGACGTTGTTCAGGTTCTGGCCGTTCCAGTCCATCGCCGCGCTCGGCTTGCCCTGCCCGTCGCGTGTGATACAGTTCGACAGAGCCGAGGCGATGTCGTTGGCGTCGGCGTCCATCCTGTCGGCGCGGATGTTGATCGAGTTGGTTGCGTCGTTCTGCCACGAGTAATTGCGCGTGAATGTTCCGCTGCCGTTGAATGGCATGTGACACTCCTAAAAAGAAAAAGCCGCGGGGAGGCGGCTTGTATGACCAAAGACGAGATGCTGCGCGGCGCTATCGGAGGCGCCGGTATGGCGTTGTACCCGTTCGTAAAGGCGACTCTAGTTAGTTGGTATCGCAAATGGCGCGAGAGCAGCACCCAAAAGCGGGGCGGCTGACCTAACGCCATTTGCCACCGATTCGGCGCCTGCCGGCCGGCGCGCGAGTAGCGCAGCAGCGAGCTTTTGACCGAGCGCCGTGTAAGGCGCAACAGCCGCAGTGCCGATGCCGCCAGCAAGCGCAGCCGCAAGCGGATTTGCCATCGCCATGCCAGCCATACCTGGAACTGCGTACATAGCCGCTCGGCCAGCCGTGCCAGAGTCGGGATACTTCGACCCGAGAACGGTTTTGCCAGCTTCGGACAAATCCTGCATCAGCGCATTGCCGGTAGCGAAGCCACCTTTTCCAACAGACTTGTCTCCTGCCTTGACGGCGTTCTGCAGTTGCGCTGGAGTGAAGACACCATGCTCCGCGCCGAGTGCTGCCGATGCCTGACGCAACCTGGCGTAGTTCGCATACCCCTGATTGATTGCAGACAGTTCCTGCGCAGCTTGCGGATTGGAGCGTGTCAGGTTATCCCGTGCCGACTGAAGAACTTGCGACAGCGCACGGCTTACGTCGCGGTGAGACGGATCGCTGCTGCTGCCGAATGCCTTGATCTTGTCGGTTAGCGCATCCTCCATCGCCTTGAAGTTCTGCCCGTCCATCGTGCCGCCCTTCGTCATGCGGCTGACGACCTCGTTCTGCAGGATGCTGTCGAACTGCTTTGCTACCTGCGGCGGAACATTGCCGTTGTTGATCATGCCGGACAGGTTGCCCAGCTCCGAAGAGAACTGCGCGTCAGCCCTGAAATTCAGCTTAGGCAAGAGCGCGTTGTAGGCGTCACCGAGTTTGGTCTTCACTTCCTCGATGCCGGCGCGACCAATATTAGCCTCTGAGGATTCGCCAATCGGGCCGAGCGCGCGGTTATACGCAGCCTGGTTGAAATCTTCGACGGCGCGGCGCTGACTGTTCTTGATCATGTCGCCAAGGATCGGCACGGAGGTTAGCTTGTCTTCCGTGCGCGCGAAGCCGTCGCCGAGGATTTGACCTGGAGTCGGCGTCACACCCTCATTCATCAGCAGTTTCACATCGGCAGTAGTCTTCGGGCTGATAGCGCGAGCAAGCGCAGCACCAACAGGTGCCATCAGAGCGCCAGACATGGCATCCTCGGAAACCTGCTTGCCCTTGTCGTTCCAGTAGTCGCCTCCGCCATTGACGACAGGTGAGAGCAGGCCAAACGAGCCGCCGCTCACCCCACCGCGCGCCATCAGTTGCGCAAGGCTGGTTGCCTTGGTCATTGGCGCGAGTTCTGCCAGCGCAAGGTTGGCCGGGCTTGCGACGCTGCCTACTGCACGCCAGCCATCGAAGCCGGGATCTTGACCGCCATTCGCAGCGCGGCGCCCTGCTTGATACTGCTGCTCGCCTTCCTGAACCATCTGATCTACGCCGCCGACAGGAATCGGGGCGACCAGTCCAGTTTTGTCGGCCAGCCAGTTGTTGAACTTGTTGCCGGCATCAACGACCGAAGCAGGCAGCGCATGGGTGAGCAATTGCGCGCCGCCGTCGATGGGATCGCGCCAAGCGCGCAGGATGCTGTCTATCCTGCCCACCGGCTTCGCATCCTTGACTGCGAAAGCAGCCGGCGCAGCAGCCTCTGTGACCGGCAGCGCATCGAATTCGTCAGCCAGCGATCCAGGCGCAGCCGTGCCGGCGATCTCGACGCGTGGATAGGCTGCCTGCGCTGCAGTCGGTGGGCCTTCCGAATACTCGATCTTGCGCGTAGCGCCCTTGACGGGAATCGCGTCGAAATCGTCAGCGAGACTCAAAATTTCACCCCCATGCTTTCCAGTTGGCGGATCTTGTTGCTGAACTCGCCGGCAATGCCCTGCTGTACGAGCTTCTGCTTGAACGCGGCGCGCTCCTGCGGATTCATCGCAGCGTACTGCCAGATGCGCGGATCGGCTGCCTGGTCGAACTTGGTTTCCGCCTGCGTGTAGGCATCAGGATTGCGAGACAGCGCATGCTGCTGCAGGAAGCTCGCCTTCGCCTGTGTCATACGCTGCGCGCCCACAAGGTTATCGACTGCCTCCTTAATCGCGCCTTTCTCCATGTGCGCGTTCGGCGTTGCCGCCTCGACGATGGTGCGGGCCGCATCGGTGCCAAGCGATCCTTGGCCGAGCTTCGCAACGATCTGGCTGCTGTACTTGCTGAGTAGGTCATTCGCGGTCTTGGCGTCAACCGCCTTCTCATTTCCGACCATCGCCAGCAGGCCGTTAGCCAATGCAAGCTTGTCGGATTGCGCGCCGACGATTGCCTTGTCTGCCAAGCCCTTGATGTTCTGCAGGTAGGAAATCGTGCCTTCGGCGGAACGGTTCTGCGCGTCTAGGTCGTTCCACGACTTGTCCAGGCCGGTCAGTTTGTCGTTGACTGCCTTTTCCTGACCGTATGGCGCACCGAGCCGCAACGGCTGTTCCGACGACTTCACGCGAGCGATTTCACGATCAATCGCAGCGATGTCTTCTGGCTTAGTAAGCTTTTCGCGCTCCTGCTGCAGAATGCTGATCCGGTCGCTCTGGCCTGGAACGATGTTACCGAAGTTGCTCGTCGGTGCTGGTTTGTTGCGGTCAAATTCTGCATTGGCCGCGCTGACTGCCTGCCCAACAGTAACCGGCAATTTCCTGCCTGATGCGTCTGTCGGAAGATCTGCGGTCGGCAGCATTGTCTGACGGTTTTTACCAGCCAGCTCAGCAGCAGCCGCAGCAGCAACGGATGCATCAGCACCAGTGGCGCGACGCATCGTAGGCTGTCCGAGCGCGTCATAGTCGATGTAATTGCCATTCGATTGCGGCGCATTGAAGAACGGCAGTTTCGTCGTTGGGTCGATCAGCGTCGAACCAGGCTTCGCATCGATGGGCTGAATGTAGTTCAACTTAGCAAGGCCAGCAGCGTTCGCCGCCTGCACAGGTTGGCCGGATTGCATCGCCAGCCGCGTCTGTTCAGTCGGTGCAAACATGCCCGCCTGCGATTTCCAGTATTCCGCAGGGTTCTGCATCAGCATATGAGCGGCGAGTTGCGGCGGCATATTTGCCGGGTTCAGCGGCGATGGCGCACCAGCGTTCATGCGCGCAGCATTGTCGTTGGTCGGGCCGACGCTGCCCGCAGAAGCACCTTGCTGCAGCGCCGTCTGCGGTGATTGCCCGCCGAGCGCGCGGATAAGGCTGTCCATCGAGGCTTGCTGATAAGCGATGGTCTTCTTGTCTAGCTCGTTGTCCATCTGATTGCCGGACAACCCCTGCGCGAGCTTGGCAGCGAACTGCGTCCAGCTTGGCGCGACGTAATAGCCGCTGACCATCTGGCCCTGCGCCGGCGTCATCGACTGCTGCTGCAGCGCCTGCGCGAGTTGCCGCTGCCGGTCGATGGCGAGCTGCTCTACCTGCGCGCCTACCGGGTCCAGCGGATTGAGGATTGCAGTGTTTGCGGGCATAGTTCCTTCCTTAGCCGCGCAGAGCCGCGGCAAGTCGCAGCAGGTTCTGCGAGTTGTTCATCTCATTGTTTTGCGACGGATCGGCAGACTGCGGCATGCCGAAAGTCGGCATCTGCAACATCTGCGCGAGTTGCTGCTGCTGCGCGGGCTGCTGTTGCTGCATCGTGCTGGAGAATGCCGGGGCTGCGCTGCCGCCGTGGCTGCTGCTGGCATAAGGCGATGCGCCCGCCGAAACTTGGCCGCTGCCGACAGGGCCGGCGCCGCTATTCATCGCGCCGTATGCTTTCGATGCTGCCTGCGCGAGCTTCAGCCAGTCAGGCGAAGATGAAGCAGGCAAGCCTGCAGCATCCATCTGCGCGAAGCCAGACACATCTCCGCCCGTGCCGTAGGCTGCCGCGTCAGGCGCAACCGCTGCCGCGCCGCTTCCTGCGCCGCTGCCTGCTGCATCCATCGCGTAGTAGTCGGCGACGTCGCCGCCAGCCGCAGAGCCTCCCGCAGCCGTCCCGCTTGCTGCAGCGCCGTCTGCCGTTCCCTCGCCTGCTGCAGCCGCACCAGCACCCGATCCAGATTCTGCAGCCAGGCCAGCGCCGCCGATATAGGCCAGCGCTGCCGCCGTAATGTACGGCATGGCGTTGCCAAGTTCCGCGCCCCAACCGCTGTTGAAGTCGGTACGCTGGAAAGCCGAAACGCCGTCGCCGTTCTGCTCCAGGCGATTGTTGTACGCCCCATCGCCATCCGCAGTCTGCCCGGCGTACTGATTGAATGCCTGATGATCCCCGAGGACAGGAGTCCAGAGCCCGTTGTATCCGTCGATGGCATACTGCGCGCCCGGCACATCGCCCCAATTGCTCCAGTTGAAGCCGGAGCTGCCGCCGTCACCATTGCCGGTAGCGCCATTGCCAACCCCTTGCGCCTGCAGATCAGCCAGCGACAAGCCGTTCGGGTTCAGGAACGGATGCGAGTCCAGAATCTGCTGCTCGGCGGCGTTGATGGCGTCCTGATTCGTCACATGGGCATGTGCCATCAGGTCAGCCCAGGAGCTGTAGAGGTTGTCCATTTAGCCTCCGCCGTTCGACAGCCAGTTCCATGCACTACTCACCGCCTGCGGATTCTGCAGCGCTGTGTTGCCGAGGCTGAACAGACCGTTGTACAGGTTGGCGTTGCTGGCGTTCTGCGCGTTCGCCTGGCCGAGTTGGCCCTGGTATGCCTGCTGTGCGGCATTCATGAAATCGACGTTGCCGATGTTCGTCGCGGTCGTTCCCTGGAAGGTCGGCATAGTGTAGCTGCCGGCTGATTTCAGTGAGTTCAGGCCGTTGATGTTGCCGGCATACAGCGCGTTGTCCTCGTTGACGCCCTGCTGACGTGCAGACAGGCCGAGGTTGAACAGGCGTGACTGCTCGGCACCGCCCGCCTGAATCGCACTGTCGCGGGCGTTGCCGTATGCCGCCTGCTTCTGCAGCGCGAAGTTGTTCTGTGCTCGGTTCCAGGCATCCGAGCCTTCCATGATGCCCTTGTTGGCAAGCTGCGAGTCCAGATCCGACTGCCCCTGCTGAAACTGCGGATCGAGGTATTGCGTCTGCTGGTTGTAGACGGCATCACGGGTCGCGCTCAGATCCGCCATGCTCGCGGAAGGCATCGCAGAAACGTTGTTGTAGTTCAGCCCGCCCACCATGCCGTTGGCATAGTTCTGGATGCCGAGGCCGAGATTGCTGGAGCCGTCGAACAGTGCCTGCTGCGTCGGGTTCAGCGTCGTGTTGACGCTGCTGGTCCCGTCAGGGTTGTAGGTCGTGGTCCGGCTGCCGAACGGGTTGTACTGGTTCGGGTTATTGAGCTGCGACTGCTGCTGCGCAAGCCCGCTGTTGTACTGCGCCTGCTGCTGCGCAAGCGTCATGTAATCCGGAACGGTTGGGTAACTTGCCATGTTTGCTCCTAGAGGATGCCGCCGCGCTCATATACAAAGTCGGTGCTTTGCAGGATGACGGTTTGATTCTTGGTCGTGCCGCGCATGCGCAGCGTGGCCGCGTAGCCGATGCCGTTGACCGATTGCCAGGTTGCCCGCAGCGCTGTGCCGCTCTGCCAGCTCGACGTATTCCAGGGCGCGGTATTCCACTGCGCCGCGCCGCCCTGCGATAGCGCGGGCGCAGACTGCGGCGGCTTGTCTTGGAAGTCGGTGTTGAGGTCGATCAGCAGGTTCAGCGTGCCGTCTACCTGCATCAGCGGCCGAACCATCGTGAAGCGCTTCTGCGCGCGCGAGCCGAAGTAGCTGAATGCCGGCTTGATGTCGAACGTGATCGCGCTGGTGTCGTCAATGTTGCCGTGATCCGCCCAGGCGACATAGCCGCTGCCGCCGAACATCAACTGGTCGCCGAAGTTCTCAAAGCAGTAGGCGTTCCAGCCGGTGAACCGACACCAGGCGCCGGTAATCGTGTTCATCACATACTGGTAGGTCGATGAACTCGCCGGCACGTTGATGATCAGCTTGTTCCCTA